GGGACAAACTACTCACTACTGAGAATCATTCTCATTAGTGCAATGGATGAATGACTAAGTCACCAATCTAATTAGTTGAAAATTAAACTACTTTGCTAGGCATTGGCTAATGATTTATTAGTTACCCCTAGCCCCCCGCTAGTTGTGAATAGGTGAGGGGGGTTAGTTACCCATTCCAAAACTAATTAACTAACTAACGCCCTAGTAATTACCTAATTAGGTAGTTATCTGCCTAAAAAATACCTATAAAATACCTACCCCATATTATTAAATTTACGAGGGGTAGTATACCTGTACTCCCACCTGCGATTATAGTTATCCACATAAATTAATTTCCTAAAAAGTGTTACCAAACCCCTAGGTAACGACTTAATATAAGTAGAGATATAATTAATTATATTATATTACCTACCCAGGGTATGTAGGGGTAGGTAATTATATCGGTGGCTTTTGGGAGCCACCGAATAATAATAATAATTATTATATGGGACAAGTAGGAGTGTTATGGCTGCCAAAGAAGGTAATGCTCATCACCTCAGAGCAGCGTCAATTAAAAAACGCAAAGACTACCTAGCAGCCATAGCTTCTGGTATGACAAACACAGATGCCGCCAATGTAGCAGGAGTCTCTGTTGAGACCGTCAAGTATTGGCTCAAGTCTGACAAAGAATTTCGGCAGTCATTAGATGATGCCAGAATCTCGCGTGATGAGGTCCGCGAGGGTACTCAGAAGTCTGAGAAATATAATATAGGATTTGAGGAATTCTCCGAGACTTATCTCGGTATGAAGGTTTTTCCTCACCAACGCAATTTTATCTCACTCCTTGAAAAGGGTGAGCCCGAATGGCTGCACGACAATATGACCTACGAGCCAGGCAGCAAGAATCGTATATTAATTAATATACCGCCTGAGCACGCTAAGAGCACAACGATAACGGTCAACTATTCCACCTATCGTGTCGCTATGGACCCTAATGTTCGTATCATTATTGTGTCCAAAACATTGTACAAAGCTAGGGAATTTATATACGCCATCAAACAGCGTTTAAGTCACCCTCGCTGGCTCAAGATGCAGCAAATGTACGGACCTGGGGGTGGATGGAAAGAGGACGCGGATACTTGGCGAACCGATACAGTTTACCTCGGTTCCGAAACACGCGATTCAAGTGAGAAAGACCCCACCCTTCAGGCTCTAGGTATGGGTGGTCAGATTTATGGTGCTCGTGCAGATTTAATTATTTTAGATGACTGCGTGACAAACTCCAACGCCCACGAGTGGGAAAAGCAAATCAAATGGCTTCAGCAAGAAGTAATTACTCGTTTAGGTAAAAATGGTAAACTTCTTGTAGTAGGAACTCGCGTGGCGGCAAATGACCTGTATAGAGAATTACGCAACAAAGAGCATTGGTCTGGAGGCAAGTCTCCTTTTACTCATCTAGCAATGCCTGCGGTTTTAAAGTTTGATTCTAAACCAGATAAATGGGAAACCCTCTGGGCAAAATCAGATAGACCTTGGGACGGCGAAGATGATGCCGAACCAGATGAAAACGGTTTATATCCCAAATGGGACGGACCTGCCCTGTTTGTTAGACGTTCAGAAGTAACGCCTTCAACGTGGGCAATGGTTTACCAACAGCAAGACGTTGAGGAAGATTCAATCTTTCCAGCTTTGTGTGTGCAAGGCTCAGTCAACGGAATGCGTAAAGTAGGAAGACTAAATCCAGGGGCTGCGGGTCATCCAAAAGACTATGGCAACTGGCGAATAGTAATGGGCATTGACCCAGCAATGAGCGGAGCAACTGCTGCTGTAATTGTTGCTGTAGACATGGACACCAAAAGAAGATATGTCCTTGACGCACAAAATATGACAGAGCCAACGCCTGCTAAAATAAGACAACTAATTGAAGACTGGGCAATTAAGTACCAGCCAAATGTTGTAGTTGCGGAGAAAAATGCATTTCAACTCTTCCTCACCAAAGACGAAGCAATACGTGATTTTCTCGCTTCAAGGGGAATCCAGTTCCGTGAGCATTTCACTGGAAATAACAAATGGGATACAGACTTTGGCGTTGCTGCTATGGCTCCGTTGTTTGGCACGTCTGATGCCAACAGATTCGTAAAAGGCTCTAATCTTTTAGAACTTCCCTCTAGCGAAAACTCAGAGGGTATCAAGGCTTTGATTAATCAGTTGATTACTTGGAAGCCAAACCTAAATAAAAAACAACCAACAGACTGCGTTATGGCACTGTGGTTTACAGAGATTATCTCTAGAGAATGGCTAGAGCGTGGGCAATATGCTCAGCAATTTTCGCATAGCAGGTGGCATTCAAGAAAACAACTTAATAACAGATTTGTTGTTGATTTAGATGAAGCATACGCTGAACAACAACAAGAAGTATTTTACGTTTAAGGATTTTAGTGGCTCTACAAATTGAACAAATAGCGATGAAGGTTGACGCTCTCAAACGGCGTAACGCTGAACGCGATGCTCGCATGGGAGAAATCCTAGAGGTTCGCAAAGGCAACCTAATCAATGTTTACCCTGATATGTTTCCAGAGGGTGCGACCAAGGCTATGGTTGCAAACTTTGTTGATGTTGCTGCCAGAGATGTATCTGAAGTACTGGCACCATTACCTTCTTTTAACTGCACTACCACAAACTCAGGTTCTGATAGGGCTAAGAAGGCTGCAGACATCAGAACTCTTATAGCAAACAACTATGTAGAATTTTCTCGTTTGCAAACTCAAATGTATCAAGGTGCAGACTGGTATGGCTCTTATGGCTTTTTGCCAATCGTTGTAGAAGCAGATGAAGAGGCAAGCCTTCCACGCATCCGCGTTGACAACCCAATGGGTGCTTATCCAGAGTTTGACCGTTATGGTCGCATTGTTTCTTATACCAAGCGTTATAAGAAAACAATGGCAGAGTTAATCGTAGACTTTCCAGAATACCAACGTCAAATACTTGACGGATATAGCATTGATGATGTTGATTTATATTCTGAACTAGAACTTATTCGTTACGAAGATAAAGACCAAATAGTTTTATATCTCCCAGCAAGGGGCAATTTAGAACTTGCTATTGCGGACAACCCGATGGGTCAAGTAATGGTTCGCGTGGCTAGAAGACCTGGCATTGACGATGAACCAAGAGGACAATTTGATGATGTTCTTTGGGTTCAAATTGCTCGTGCCAGATTTGCACAGTTATCAATGGATGCTGCTGAGAAGTCAATTAACGCTCCTTTAGCAGTTCCCCAAGACGTACAGGAGTTCGCCTTTGGACCTGATGCAATTCTAAGAACTGCTCAACCGCAGAACATTCGCCGTGTAGGACTTGAAGTACCGCCTGCTGCGTTTACTGAAGCAGAACTTTTGCAAAGGGAAATGCGTCTTGGTGCACGCTATCCAGAAGGACGCTCTGGCGTTCTAGATGCCAGCATTATTACTGGACAAGGTGTACAAGCATTACTAGGTGCATTTGATACACAAGTAAAAACTGGACAACAAATTCTATCTGATGTGTTTGAAGACATTATTGGTCTATGCTTCAAGATGGATGAAATGTTGTTTAGAGGAAGCAAAACTATTGTAGCCACTAGTGGTGGTAGCAAACACGAACTTGATTACGACCCACGTAAAGATATTAAAGGTGACTACTCAGTTCAAGTTCGTTATGGACTAATGAGTGGCTTAGACCCAAGCCGTGCTTTAATTTTCTCATTACAGGCTTTGGGTGCTGATTTAATTTCTAGAGATTTTGTAATGCGTGAGTTGCCTTGGTCAATGAATGTGACTGGCGAGCAACAACAAATAGATGTACAAAAAATGCGTGATAACTTAAACGCATCAATTAGTGCTATGGCACAAGCAATTCCACAATTTGCAGCACAAGGGCAAGACCCAAGTAAACTTGTTATGAATATCGCTGAGGTAATTAAGGAAAGACAAAAGGGCACTTCTATTGAAGATGCTGTAGAAAAGATATTTACTCCTGAACCTCCACAAGTTGCCCCTGATGAGATGACCGCTCCTGTTGAGCAATCCGTCCCTGCTGCTCCAGTTGAAGCACCTTCAGGGGCTCCTTCTCCTGAAAATGCACCAGAGCGTGCACTTCAACAACAAGCACCACCAAATATAGAAGCAATACTTGGACAACTAGGAGGCTAAATGGATAGAGTAGAAGCACATCCTGAATATGTGAAACTCTTCCGTGAAGCCATAGATGGTTATGCCAAAGCAAGATTCCCACAAGGTGCATTAACTACAAGTTTAATTTTAATAGCAGAATTTATAGATTCAAATAACGAATATCATCTAGATGCTTTATCTGATGGCAAGACTCCACCTTGGAAGTTAAACGGAATGCTTGCACACGCTACTGACATTCTAGTAACTTCAGAAACTAACTTCTTAGAAGATGAGGAATAATGCCAAAAAATAAAACTCCTAAAAGAAAAAAAGGATTAAGCAAAACTACTAGTAAGACAGTTCGTGGTACTGAAGCACTTTATGGCAATAAAAAGAAAAGAAGAAGTGAACAACCACGTAGTACTAAATATAAAATTGCTGGTGAAGACGGAAGTTACCAACTTAGATATCGTAAAGTAAAATATTAATTAAGGATTTAAATGGCAGAAGTTGTATCAGGCGTAGGAAAGATGTCACGCCGTACAGATAAAAACATTTCTAAAAGCACTACTCAAGGTGCTAAAGAAATGCCTTCACAAAAATATGGCGAGCGTAAAATGCTTAATGAATTACAAAAGTCTGCTCCCATGCAAGGTGCTGCAACTAGAACTCCAAAATTAAATTTTCCTCAACCAACTCAAGGAATGTCTAAAGTAACTCCATTGTTTGCTGAAACAGAACGTGGTGATGAACCAGCAACTTTTGGTATGCCTTTTGGTGAAGGACCAGGACCAGAAGTTTTGGCAATTATGCCAGACCAAACTCGCAAAGTAAGTGACATACTTGCAGAAATTGCACAGTATGACCCAACTGGAGAAGTAAACGCACTATACGAAGACGCACTATTAAAAGGATTCTAAATGGCTGAAACAGATGACGCTATATTAAGAATCTCAAAACAGTTATATAGTGGAGTCAAAATTGCTCGTCTTCCTCAACACGAGGTAGAACAAGTAGCAAATTATTCTAATCTTCTTGACATTAATCGTAGTTTACGTTCTATACCTGTTACAGATGCTGTTGAAGAATATAAAAAATTAGATACTGACATTCAAGAAGTGCTTAAGTCATGGGACCCAGAGGCTGCATTTCTTGGTGAGCAACCAAAAACTTTTACTGAAAGATACATAACTCCTACTTTAGAAGCAATAGGAACTTATTCAAGTAAATTATCAGAACCTTATCGTGCTTTAAGAACTAGAATCAATGAAAAAGTTTCTTGGGAACAAGCATGGAGAGTTGCTAAAGACGGTAATGCTCTTTTTGATAATGAAAGAGAACGCAAGGCTGACGCATATTATGACCCAGCCATTGCTAAAATTGCTAAGTTAGCAGCAACAGGTAAAACTGTTGGTGAAATTGCTGCACAAATTGATACATCTAATGTTAAAGAATTAGAAGCATTAGA